ACGTAGCGATATGTTGCGTAACGCAGAGATGGCGCAGCAAGCCTTCCGAGTGTGATCAGAGAATTCATCCAAAAGTGAATGGATGGATGCGCTCCCTTATATAAGCGGTGCGCGAAGCGCGGTGCGCTGGGGGTAATATTATTCCCCAGCGCTTTTATGTCCTTCCGCTTTAATGCCAAGCGCGCGTTCCTCACTTATCCTCGAAGCGGTGGCCTCACCAAGGAGCGAGTTCTTGAATTCCTTCGGGACGACAGAGGTGCTGCCTGGTATTGTGTTGGACTGGAGCAGCATGAGGACGGGGGAGATCATCTTCACGCTTACGCTGAGTGGGTCGACCGCATCAACGTCAGAGACGCAACCCACTATTTCGACGTGGATGGACACCACCCTAACTTTCAACCCGTACGAAACAAGGCCCACGTGCTTGCCTATGTCCAAAAGGGTGGCGATTATTGCGGCAATATGGCGGCGGAGGGAGGAGCTTCCAGCAGATACGGCGACATTGTTGCAGACGCCACAGGGGCTCGAGACTTTCTGGAGCGCGTTATTCAACATCATCCTAGGGACGCAGTTCTGCATCTCGAACGAATCGAGTATTTTGCCGCCAAGCGATGGCCGAAGGAGAGCGTGGGACACGTACCAAGATTTACTGAGTTCGAGGAGCCGTTGGCCCTGAAGCAGTGGCGCGAGGAAGAGTTCATTAAGGTATACAGCCACTAGCCTGCGGCGCTGGCAGACCCTAACCCTAACCCGCTGTGTTTACTCATGCCATATGTATCGCTGACCCTAACCCGCTGTGTTTACCCTAACCATTTGGGGTAGGAAGATCGACCCCGATCGTGTGTTGTCATCTCCCCGAGCCGCTATGGAAAGACTGAGTGGGCAAGATCGCTCGGTGAGCACATGTATTTCTGCGGACAGTTCAACCTTGACGACTGGAACGACGATGCCAAGTACATCGTCCTCGACGATTTTGATGCCAAGTTCTTTCCCGCTTGGAAATCCTTCCTGGGAAGCCAACGATGTTTTGTTCTCACTGACAAGTACCGCAAGAAACGTACCGTGGAGTGGGGACGACCATGCATTTGGCTATGCAACCCCGAGTTCGACCCTAGAATCAACCTTTCCCATTCTAGAGAATGGCTCGAGTGCAACTGTTCTTTTGTGAACCTATCTAGGCCTTTATTCAACCAATAAATCAGATATCTCGATAAGTAACTACTGTACGATGAAGCAAGTTTCCTGTCTGAGTGGACGATGTAGATGACTGTGACCATGAACGGAAAAGAACGTAATACTGAGCAGCAGAACCACGACGATCAGTCCCAAAGAAGCGAGGTACACCGTCGATAGTATCATCCGTAGCCTGAATTCGAACCTGACGATTGAAGTTATACGATAGCATTGTATCCAAGAAACCATCGGTAGCTGCCTGTCCGTATCCAGGGACCTTAAAGTCCCACTTACGAAGAATCTTGATCTGAGACGAATTGAACTTAGAAACAGGAGAAAGACCAGAGAACTGGCCAGGAGTAACTGCGATATCGAACAAGGCAATATTGCCATTAGGTTCCGTCTGTGTGGGATTGGTATTAACCGTGGTCGTGGATGACATTAGAGTACCAGCATTGGTAGTAACTGTTCCGCCGGTAGTGACATCCATGGAAAAGTCCGACTTAACGAGAAGGAACTGACAGTGGATATCAGCGGCGACGACGTTCTGGATATGAATACGCATATACCATTTCATCAAATGGACACGATGACCGATCATCTGACTAATGCCTGTGCCGGCCGCAAACATGGTTTGCCATGGAGCAAACACACGGACGATCTGCGTAGTAGCGTCTCCAGGAGCAAAAGTAGTAACAACTTCAGTAAAGTGCTGCCGCTTAGGCTCCGACATACGCAGAACGACATTACGGACACGGCGGCGAAAGCCTTTCCTCACACCTCGTCTAGGGCGTCTGCGTCCAAATCGCCGTTTGGTCCTTCGGAATGGGCGTCGTCTTGTACCAGTTCTTCTAGGAGCCGCCATATGCGTTCGACTTGAATCAAGAGCAAGTTTAGCTTGTTTAGTAAAAGTTGGTGATGAGGGAGGTGTGATAAGACTGTGTTTCCGTTTCCGGCCGACATCCAACGCGTTGGCAAACGCTGTATTTATACCACCAATAGGAGCAACGTAGCGATATGTTGCGTAACGCAGAGATGGCGCAGCAAGCCTTCCGAGTGTGATCAGAGAATTCATCCAAAAGTGAATGGATGGATGCGCTCCCTTATATAAGCGGTGCGCGAAGCGCG